AAAGTAGTCCAAAACTTCTGACGGAAGAATTGTCTCTGTCGGTTTCACCATCGCATATATATCAAGAATATTCTTGGTTGCGGTGCCGGAATCGGAGAGATGGAAACAGGGAAGTCGGCTATAGAGTTGTATACGTTTTTGGATTTGCTGTCCTAGACGTTTACGCTCATATAGCATATGGAAGGTATCAAGGTTTTCTTTCAGACCTAAGATCGATGCGTAACCTCTCTTTACGACTTCGTTCGAGAGCAGTTCGACCACCTGTGGTCAGTGAACTAAACTCGAAACGAGCGCATGGATTGGTCACGGAGAAACTTCAAGACCATGGTAGAATCAACGTTTAGCGAACTCAAAACAGTGTAAACTGGTATGAGTTTTCTGGGCGTTTACTTCTACACCAAGATTTTGAAGAATCTCACGGTATTTCATTGCCACAACATCATGATGGATCACTATATCGTCACCCAAGATCATGTAACATCTTTTAGCTTGACGCTGGGTTAACCCAGCTCTCATAGCTGCGATGAAACATATCATGTGATGAGATAAAGTGAATATAGGTCAGGAAGAATAAGCCCCCATAGGTTGACCTGTACGGTATTTTACCGCGGTTCCCTTCAGGGTGAATTCTCCTCCGACCATAATATTCCTTCATGCCTCAGAAACAGGTTGAGAAGTCAGTAACCTTAGTAATCGCAATTGTATTAAAATTGGGAACCTATCGGTTGCTGCACTCAAATCTATACTGTGGTATGAGTGACCGTTTTGATCTTTGCTAAAAGCATCTAAAAGACGTCCTTGGTCAAAGGTACAATCTCCTGGGAGCTTCTTAAGAAGACGGAAAGTCTCCTTATGTAAGGTCTTTAAGGCAGATTGAGACCAGTAATCAAGGATAGCAAAGATTCTGCTCTTAGCCTCTCTGTCATCTTTTACACTCAACTTTCGCAGCCGTTTTGGAACGACTGAGAAATATTGAAGTAATAGATTAAGATGAGGATGAGATGTGGAGTTTAACAGTCTCCACAGAGGAGCTTCTTCCGGATAAAAGATCTTGAAAGAATCCACTAACCATGGACTTTCCTTAATCTTATATAAATCGGCTAGGGCTCCTTGCAGACCGGGTCCGTTAGGACCCGCCTTAACGGTTCAATGGAATTCCTTTCATTGATGTTGAAGCTTTGGTCTACCTAACGACTGCCAAAAACGAAGAATCTCATAATCCGAAATTGCTGACGGATCATGAGTGTCCTCGTTAGTGATAGTCGTTAGGTCCACTGGCGTTCCTCCTAGCAGCGCTCGGCTGATCGATAACAATGTCAACGATCACCTAATGGCTCAAGGGTCACCTAACTCGATTAGATCTCTAAGACCTCGGGGTAAAACCTTTGGTAATAGAATCTTATCTTGTTTGATGCCCTCGAGGTCGATGGGCTGCCCGGA